TCGTTTCTTCTCCAAGAAAACGCTTTCAGCAACACTCGAAGATCTTTCATCGTGGTGTTTAGAGCAGTTCGAGCTCCAGACCGTAAGTTTCGAAGATGTCCGTGCAATGTTTTCGAATTATGAGGCTGTCAAGACTTCTCCCATCGTCATGAAGCTTCACAGATTGGCCTCATTGGCGATCTCATCGTGCTTTGCCGCCAAAATTGGAGTTGCCGACGCTGTTCAGGATTTTGCCGGCATTTACGACCAGTATGTTTCGCCCATTATTAAGGATTGTGACTTCATCGCACATCTTTTGGACACCCTGCTCTTCATCACGGAGCGCGTTGTTCAGTGTTGGAAAACGAAAAGTCTTTCGCCACTGATTCATTCTGGTAGAAGCTATGCCCAATGGGGGGAAAAAGCCGCCTTGTGTATCGAAAGGGGCACTCTCTTGGCTAATCCCGAGGCTCACGGTTTCACGTATCATGGTTTCCTTCTCGATCTTGAGGAGTGCATTCGTCAGGGCGCTGAGATTCACAAATATTCTAAGGCATGTGACTCCAAGGATGTTGTGAGTGGCACTTTGCTGAAACTTCGTCTTCTCCAGGGTGATGTTCTCACGCGCCAAGCGGCGGGCGAGGCCCGTCGTGCGCCTTTTGCAGTGATGCTTTTTGGTGGTTCAAGTGTTGGCAAATCCAATTTGAGCAAGATTCTTTTCAGCCACTTTGGCAAGATGTTTGGTTTGCCGCCTGCTCAGGCAGGTGTATTCACGCGCTCTGCCGCCGACCAATTTTGGTCAGGGTTTAGAACTTCCCATTGGGGTATCTTGCTTGACGATATTGCTTCCGTGAATCCCAACAAGGGCCAAAATGACCCTTCGTTGACAGACGTTCTGCAGATCGTTAACAATGTCCCCTTCTGCCCCCCTCAAGCGGAGCTTGAACTGAAAGGCAAAACCCCAGTCAGGGCTGAATTCGTCATCGGCACAACCAACACCGCACACTTGAATGCTGATGCGTGGTTCAGTAACTCTGTAGCCGTACGTCGGCGCTTTCCGTGGGCGGTCAAGGTCGGTGTGAAGCCCCAGTATGCAAAAGATGACGCACCCAACATGCTTGACCCTTCGAAGATTCCTCTATCTGAGATTGGCGAGTACATGGACATTTGGAACCTGGAGCTTTTCAAGGTTAACGTCCAGAACACGGATGACAACGGCAACCAGCATGTCGAGATGGTCTCTACAGGTGTCTACACGGACATCTACGAGTTCATCAGAGTTTTCTCGCGTTTGGCCCGTCAATTCCGGGATGAGCAAAATCGTGCTTCACGCGTTTCGCGGGAGTTGGAGCAGATCGCCCTATGTCCCATGTGCGATTTGCCTACCGTGAGATGTGCATGCGACATCGCCATCCAAGCGGGTGACAGTCCCCTTGCTAGTGTCAACATCACCCAACCTCTCTTCACAGAAATCCCTCATGTGGAGCCCCACGTACATGTTGAACCCGATACTCGGGAGACGGATTACATGTGGGCGGCAGGGATTGCAGGCGCTGTTGCCGCCGGTCGCATCTTCGGAGATAATATCAAAGATGTTGCAGATCGCATGAGTGAGGCCGCAACGAGGAGCATCAAGAAACGCCTTGTCACATACATGCGTCGTCTCGGTCAGGAGACTTTTGAGCGTATCGTCGGCGATCGGCGCGTCAAGTACGCTATCTATGCGCTTGGTCTCGCTATCGCGGCGTATGCTTCATACAAGTTCATCCGGACTGAGTTTAAGTTGCAAGCTGATGGTGGCGACCATGGCATAACTGAAATTCCGAAGGTCTCACGATTGGCACAGACTGGTGTCAGACCAGATTCAGCGGGAGATGAAGTGGAAAATTTCTACCACCAGAAGAATGATTACCGCGCAGATATGGCCATCTCACAGAAGACCAAGTCGTGGAAGAATTTGGAGTGGACGGCTATTTGTGCCAAGGTTGCGAACAGTGTGGTGCACATCCAAACCATTCGAGATTTAAACGGAGAAAAGGTCACACGCGAGGGTCGTGCCGTTTGTGTCGGGGGTAGACTCTATGTCACGGATAACCATGTTCTTCCAGACGGAGTGTACACCATGATTGTCACGCGCGAAGCACACAATCCTGGGCTGACCACGAATGTCACGCGCATTTTCGATTCCGCATCAGCTCTGCGCGTTCCAGAAAAGGAGCTAGTGTTCTTCCAACTATTAGACTCCTTTGACTGTCCTGATTTGTCAGATCTCTTTCCGATTGATAATGTTAGGACGGTGTGTCGCGGCACTGTCGTGAATCGAGGTAGGGATGGTCTCGTGGATAACTTGTCTGTTGCGCGTGCTGTGTACACTGAGAAGGTGGATCTTCC